CAAGAAAATAGCCCTCGTATGCTCAACAAACGCCGCGGAGCACAAGGAGCTGCAGAAGAGGCTCTACGGGCATCGCCACGATAAGGACACGGGGGACGTGGTCGTTCCCCACGAGGTTGCGTGATGAAGGCGGAAGACCGGCATCATTTCATGGACCTGTCAGAGGACAAGATCCTGGCCCTGTGCATCTATTTCGAGGCTCGCGGGGAACCCTTGGCCGGCAAGATCGGCGTCGGATCCGTTGTCCTCAATAGGGCCGATAGGAACGGCATGTACGGTTCAGGCATTCACGGCGTTATTACCAGGCCGGCGCAGTTCTCGTGGCTGAACTCCGCTCCGCCGCAGGCCGCGCAGGATCCCCAGTACGACGAGGCGGTCCGCATCGCGGCAACATTCGACGGCGAATGCACGCGAAACGAGGCATTGCGGCAGTGTGCGCGGCTTGCCTGGCAGCTCCTGTCCGGCGAGATCAAGCGCAACACGGAGGCGCTGCATTACATGACGGGGGCCCTGTACCGCTCGAAAAAATGTCCGCGGTGGGCAAAATCCATGGCGGTTGAGAAAGTGATCGGGAACCATGTGTTCCTCGTATGATGGAGATAAAGATGCCGAAACCGACGAAGGGCGAAACGAGATCTCAATTCATCCAGCGGTGCGTCCAGGTACTGCGCCAGGAGGAGCCGGGCAAGCCCCTGCGCGAATGCCTGGGCAAGTGCTACGGGCTCTGGCGGCAGGCGCACCCGGACGACGAGACCGCGCAGGGGAAGAAAAGGCAAGGGGGGTAGGCCATGAAGTTCGAGGTCTGCGTCATGCACGCGCTGTGCGCCGCGGTCATCCTGGTCCTGGCGCTCTGTGTGGTGACAATCATAGCGGGAGGGCTGTGGTGTTATGAAAAAGTCAAGGAAATCGTCCAGAAGGTGGCAGAAGCCAAAGGAGGCGCGGCCGGAAGACCAGAGGCAGACATCCCTGTTCTGCAAGGGGCAGAAGGCCGTGACGGATGAATACCGGGCCGGCTACGACCGGATCCGGTGGGACAACTAACTGATCTCTGACAACCGGGCAGCTACTCCCCTGGTCGGCCAGCCAGGGGGGCGAGCATGAGAATTAGGGCGGCTGTGAGGAGCCTCACCTTCTCGCTGTCGCCCTTTTTCTTTGCCCAGGACAACGAAAGGAGCGGAGAAGTGAAAACGAATCGGTTCGCAATGATGGCGCTGTTTTTGGCCGTGGCCTTCGTGGCCGGCTGCGCCGGCGCCCAGCTCAAGAATCCGGCCGACATGACGCCCAAGGAAAAGGCGATCCTGGTGATGAAACTCTACAACAAGCAGGTCGCGGACGTTCTGGCCATGGAAAAACAGGCCGTGTCTCCCGAGCTCAAGGCGCTCGTCGAGAAGAAAAAGGAGTTCCTGCGGCAGGCCGCCGTCCCCATCGACATCTATGTCGGCTACATCGACGGGGGTATGCAGCCCACGGAGGCCATGGAATCCCAGATCGTCGCCCTGATCGACAAGCTGCTGCTCGAGAAGTAAGGAAGGAGGCCCAGACATGGATCCCGTAACCGCATTTGCCGTCGCGTCGGCGCTCAAGCTCGTCATCACGGGCGCGTTTACCCTGGCCGAACAGGCCGGCATGAAGCCGGAAGAAGTCGAGGAGTGCTTCCGGAAAACCAAGGAGGAATACGAAGCGGCCAAGAAGGCCCTCGGATAGACCCCATACCTCCTCTTTCATCACCCCGGGCGGGGGAGTCCCTGCAACCTCCCCCGCCCCTCCACCTGGAGGAAGCGGTGAGCTGGCTCACGCAACTGAATTCCACGAAGCTCGACGAAAGGCGCAACCTTTGGCGCCTGGATTCCGAGCTGCGCTATTTCGACGAAGGCCTCGAGGAGCTCTTCGTGGTGCCGGAGGGGTTCAGGACGAATTTCGCCACCCTCTACATCTGCGCCGGCCGGTTCGTGTTTCGGATCCCGCTCGCATACTGGCTGGCCGCCGACCTGGGGGACGCTGCCGCCACGGTTCACGACATGCTTTACACCCTGCAGCCAGCGGGCATTACCAGGGCAGACGCAGACGGCGTCTTCCTGCGGGCCCTGATCGATTGCGGAGTGCCTCGGTGGAGGGCGTTTCTGATGTGGGCAGGCGTCAGGCTGTTCGGCTGGACGGTCTGGCGCAAGGTCATCCGCGACAAGAACCGCGGGGTCATGGAGGACCCAATAGAACAAACGATTTTTTGAGGAGGAGGCGATGGACAACGACACCAAGGTCACCCTGATCGGAACCGTGAAGAACATCTCAGCCCTGCTGGCCGTGTTCGGGCTGCCGGAGATCGATCCGGCATACCAGATGAAGATCGTGCAGCTCGTGGCCGTCGCGTACCTGGGGCTCGGGATCTTCCGGGACTTCTTCACCAACAAGCCCGACGCCGCGGTTCTCGACAGGCTCGAGGCAATCCTGGCGCGGCTGAAAGGAGCCCAGTGATGTCCGGCAAGAAGTTCACCCTGGAGCAGATCCGCGAAATGCACGCGAGATACCAGCGGACCTATGTCCTCTCGGTGCTGAAGGGCGGCAAGTGGGTCCATACGGTACTGGACGGCAGGCAGTTGCCGGCCATCGACGGGGTCCAGGCCAAGCGCCAGCCGCTGAAAAACGTCATGCCTTTCGACAAGTACATGGAGGCCCACGGTGGCTGAGATCATTTACCAGGCTCAGGAAGAGCTCGCCCCGGAACCCCAGGTCCTCGAGACTCCGCCGGATCGGCCGGACTTCGAGAAGCTGGTCCGTCATTGCATGGATCTCTACGACCTCTTCAAGAAGTCGAAATACCGCGAAAAGGTGAAGAAAGAAATCGCGGAGTCGCGGCGTGTCTACGATCACATCTCGCAGAAAGTCGATTTTCCGTGGCCAAACGCATCCAACATGGTGTTGCCGCTCTACTCGATCACCCTGGACAACCTCGAGCCGCGGATCGTTGCCGCTCTCATGGGCCGGGAACCTATCGTTTCGTTCCAGCCTCCGGAGACAACGCAGAAGGACGACGTTATCCGGATGTTCGAGGACTGGTGGCACAAGGAGCTAAAAAACGTCATCGGCATCGATGAGTTTGGCCGGCGTGCCGTTCACAAGCTCCTGCTGGAGGGAACGATCTTTCCGCTCCCGAGCTACGTTGTCGAGAGCGAAAAGCGGGTCGATTTCGCGTTCGATGAAGCCGGCAACGTCCTTTTCGATGATAGCGGAGCCCCTGTCATGCAGGACATCGAGGAGCCGGTGTTCGAGGGCGGGCACATAGAGCTCGTCCCGTTTGAAAAGCTGTATTTCCCGGACAACATCGGCACGATCCAGGAGTGGAACGCCTGCGACAAGATCCGCGAACTCGAGATGACGTATGCCGAGCTCTGGTCGCTCAAGGACCAATCGGACGCCGGCTGGATGGATATCGGGCCCTGGCTGTTAAGCCATGTCAATAAGGATGGACAAAGCGCCGGCGCGAAGGAATCCATCGCGGAAAATGTCTACGGTGCGTCTGTTACCGGGAAGGAAGTTCTGGACCTGATCGAGTGCCATATCACCTATCCGATCTATCAGGACCAGCACGAGCAGGACGAATCGAAGCACCGCGATTTCCGCGAGGAGCGGATCCTTGTCACCATCGCCACGCAGTCGCGCCGGGTCGTGCGCTACATCCTGCAGCGCGACGTGTTCTTCCCCAACCGATCCATGATCAAACGGATCCGCCTATTCCCGGAAGACGGCGTCAGCTGCGGCAAGCCCCTGTACTCCAAGATGAAGGCGATCCAGGAGGGCGCGTCCGACCTCTTCAATCTGCTGCTCAACATTGCCTACATCGTGGCGGTCCCGTGGTTCTTCTACGAGGAGAAGGCCGGCGTGACCGGGGAAAAGAGAATCTATCCTGGGGCCGGCGTCAAGGTTGACAGCGTCAGGGGAATTGAATTCCCGCGGTTCCAAGTAAGCCCCGCGGAGCTGATACCGGTCATCCAGACGCTCTTCACTCTCTGGGAGCGCGTGGGCAATATCGGTGATCTGCAAATCGGGCGCCTGTCGAACAAGGGAAACACGGCCACGGAGGTCCTGCAGACCATCCAGGAAGGCAATATCAAGTTCAACTACTCCGCCACGACCATCAAGGACGAGTTCGTTGACCTGATCCGGGCCCTCTATGACCACTACTACCAAAACATGCCCATGGACAAGACGTTCAACTGGAACGGACAGCCCGTGATCCTGCCGCGGAAGGCCATGCGCTCCGGATGGAAATTCGTCCTGGCCGGCTCGACGGAGCAGGCCAACAAGCTGATCGAGCGCAAGGAGAACGAAGACCTGTACGGGCTTCTCCGGAGCGACCCGCTGGCAAACGGTCCGGAAATTCTCAAGGATCTGCTCAAGAGCTACGGGCGCACGGAACTGGAACGGTACATCAACCCGGCTGTAAGCATGATCCTGTCGGCTCTCCAGCAAGCTCCAGAGATTGTCCAGGTGATCCAGAAGTACATGCAGACCAAGGCCGAGACGCAGGCCATGATTGAGGGCGCCGGCGAGGAAATCCAATGACGAAGCAAGACATCCTTTTCGACTCCGGCTGGGCCCCTTACCGGGAAATGGAAATCGAGGCTGGAATCGCCATGCTCCGGGAGATCTGGGGCGGCGATTTCTCGCCTGACTATATCCGGGGAGCAGTCGAAATGCTGCGGCGTATCATCCTGCTCCCGCATCACATGGCTGCGACCCCGGAGGCAAAAGAACGGGCAGAGGCTCTCGTCAAGGCCTCGTTTTCCGCCCTGGAGCTGAAGCTCCTGCGGCGAGCTCTGTTCGGTAACGATATGCCGGCCGCAGGGCCGAGTAAACCAGAGGAAGGAGATTGATCATGCCGGAAGATTTCGAGCAGGACGGACTCGTCAACGACGACCCCGGCGTAACCGGGGATGACGGGGACGACCTCCTCTCCGTCGTGTCCCTGGAAGGGGACGAAGGCGACGGGGAAGAACGCGGAACCGACAAGGGGAAGAAAGAACCCACGTCGGTGAAGGACATGGACCCCGAGGTGCTCGCAGCGCATCTCGCCAGGGCCCAGGAGCACATTAACAATCTGAACAAGGCTCTTCACGAGGAACGGCAGGCCAAGAAAAAGGCCGCGGAAAAGAGCGGAGAACCTGCATTCACCAAGGCGCAGCTCAAGGAACTCTGGACGGAGCACCGCGACGATCCGGATGTGCTGTTTAACATCCTGAGCTACATGGCCGACGAGACGGCCCGGAGCGCTCAGGCGAAAGCTGTTGACCAGGTCGAGCTCGTCAACAAGAAGAAGGAAGTGGACGACTACCTGGCCCAAAACTTTCCGGATCTCGCAAACGATTCGTCCCCGCTACGCGCCGGCGTGGACAAGGCGAAGCAGGAGCTCATGCTGACCGATCATCCCTTCGGGGACATCTTGGCTCTCGGGCTCAACAACCTTTTGAACCTGCCGCAGACCGTCAAGGCTGCATACGAGATGGGAAAGAAGGAAGCCCAGGGAGGTGTTAAGCCGATGGACCGCAGAAGGGAGAAAATCAATGCCGGCAATCTGCCGAAGGGGAAGACCCCGAAGGTCGATGCCGAGGGCATGGGAAGCGAAATCCAGAGCCCGGAGATCATGGACGTGGCAAAGCGTATCGGCCTCTCAAAGCAGGGCCAGCAGATCTACGCCAAGATCTTGAAGAACTCAAAAACCCGTTCCGTAACCGTGGAGGGATAGCCGATGAGAACGAGAAAAGCGACTGCACAGAAAACCCCTGATCCCGTTCCGGATCAGGCTCCCGTCCAGCCCGTGGACAGCTCCCAGCTGACGCCGGAGGAGCTGGCCATCGCGAGACGAGTAGCCGCCGAGGGCCCGATCCTGGACCACGGCGAAGAGGGAATGGTGGATTTCTCCCTGGCGGAAGACCCGCTGAAGCTCCCCGAGCCTGCTCTCAAAGAGCAGAGAGAAAAGCGTCTGGCTTTCCGGTGGATCCGCAGGACCCCGGAGCGGATCGATCAGGTGCGTAACGCCTCCCCCCCGCTCAAATGGTGGATCTGCAACCGGACCACGACCCCGTTTCTCGCAAAGTACGTCGATCCGATCCTGGGCGCCGTCGTGCGCCTGGACCTGATCCTCGTCTGCAAGCCGTGGAGCCATTTCATGGTCGAGCAAAACGCAAAGCTGCAGTTGGCCGAAATGGGAACGGCAAGCACGATCAAGGCGAAAGACGGTCAGTCGGACGGAAAGCGAGACAGTTATGAATGGACTGGCGGCACTCGTACCGAAGAGGCCCCCAAGCCCCTTCGGGCCGAGATCAGGAGCGCCCCGCTGCTCGTCGAAGGGAGGGATTTCGACGACAGCGGCCTGATCGATTCGAGCGCGGGAGGCGACCACGACATCATTGCTGACTAAGGAGTAACGCATCATGGCAAACACCGACGCCCCCTTCGGGTTCATCCCCTACGGGCAGTTGCTCGGAGCCAACTGGTATCCGGTGGCGACTGCCTACGGGACGGCGATTTTTGTGGGGGACTGGGTCGAGATCACCAACACCGGCCTGGTCTGCAAGATTTTCGATGGCGAGACGCGCATGGGCGTCGAGATCGACGCCACCGGCGCGGCCGGAGACGAGCTCGGGGCCGTCCTGGCGATTCTCGACCACAACGGCGACCCCGTGAAGTACCTGCCGGCATCTTCCGCCGGCGACGGCGTTGTGGCCGGCTACGTTCTCGTGGCCGATCACCCGCTGCAGACCTACCTCGTGCAGGAAGACGGGGCCGGCACGCCCATCGCGGCGGCCTCCGTCGGCCTCAACGTGGCGATGATCTCCACGCATTCCGGGTCGACGACCACGGGACGCAGCAAGCAGGAGATCGACTCCGACAGCGTCAACACGACCAACACCCTGGCCCTGCGTATCGTGCAGAGCTACAAGGACGACACGGTCGGCAGCGCCTACTGCCGCTGGATCGTCATGCCCAACCCCAACGCGCACTTCAAGTCTAGCGCAACGGCAATTTAAAGGAGGACAAGAGCTATGTGGACCAGATCGAAATTCTTGAACGAGTACGTCCCTGGCCTCTTCGCCCTCGCCGTTGATTCCTACATCACCAGCAGGGCGGAGTCCATGTGGGAGGACATGTGTACCATCAAGACATCCGCCAAGAAGAAGGAAGAGGACTCCATCCGTTCCGGCCTCGGCCTGCCGGTCAGGAAGGGGGAGGGAGCATCCATCACCTACGACACCCAGATCGAGGGCGGCAAGCAGACCTGGGTGCATAGCGTGTGGGCCCTCGCCGTGAGACTCACGGAAGAGGCCATCGACGACAACCTCTACGACCTCCGTGGTGGCGGGAATGCCGACGAGCTTTCGTCCATGTTCCGCGACCTTGGCGAGGCGATGAACGAGAACATCGAGAGCCAGATGGCCCGGTTCCTCGTCTACGGGACCTCGACCACCTACCACACGACGAGGGAGTCCAAGGCGCTGTTCGCCACGGACCATCCGCGTCTCGACAGCTCGACCTTCTCCAACAAGCTGACGGCCTCGGATCTCACCTATTCGAGCTTCTGGGCCGCCGTGGTGGCTGCCGAAAACCAGTTCAACCATCGGCAGTACAAGATCAAGAAGAAGATCAAGAACCTCTGGTTCCCCCCGCAGCTCGAGAAACAGGCGCGGGAGATCCTCCAGAGCCCGGATCGTCCTGACACGGCGAACCGCGCAATCAATGCCTACGCCAAGAGCGGCCGAAACATCGGTCTGAAGTCCTGGCCGCACCTGACGGACACGGATGCATGGTATCTCCAGCTCGACGGCCGGGGGATCATCTTCTTCTGGCGCCGGAAAACTAGGTTCGGCCGCGAGCAGGACTTCCAGACCGGCGACTGGATGTGCAAGGCTGATCAGCGGTGGTCGGCAGAAATCGCAGACGAAAGAGACTGGTTCGGGAACGTCCCGGCCTAAAAAGGAGGTTCCACCATGGGAATGACCAACCTGACCATCGGTCCGTGGAACGTCCTCGGCGGGCTCATTCTGCCGTCCACTCAGGGGAACGTCTTTCACGTCAAGCCGTACTCCGGCTCCAATGACAACGACGGAAAATCCCCCGAAACGGCGGTGAAGACCCTGGCCAAGGCTCTCAGCCTGGCCACGGCGAACCAGAACGACATCGTTCTGCTCTACGCCGAGTCGAACACGGCCGCGAACACGACGGACTACCAGAGCGCCACTCTCAACTGGAACAAGGATGCCGTTCACCTGATCGGCGTCAACAACGGCGTCGGCATCTCTTCCAGGTCGCGGGTGGCTTTCACGTCAACCTACAACACGGCGTCGAACCTTTTCACGCTGTCGGCAAACAACTGCCTGATCGCAAACGTCCAATTTTTTGCCGGCGTTGCGGGAACGAACCCCACCGGGTGCTTCGTCCTGTCCGGTGACCGTAACCGCATCGTCAAGTCTCATATCGCCGGCCTCGGCCATGCGAACAACGACATCGCCGGCGCGTTCTCGCTCAAGATCTCCGGCGACGAGAACCTGATCGAGGATTGCGAGATCGGCGTCAACACCGTGACCTTGGGGGCCGCGGTCAACGCGCAGATCTATACGGACAGCTCGGCCACGCGGATTCATTTCCGCAACTGCCGCGTCCGGACGTACACCAACCACGCAACCAACCACATTTTCCTGCGGATGTCGGCAGGAACGATGGACCGGGAAGTCATTTTCGAGGACGTTCTCTTCCTCAATCCGACCTATTCCGGTTCCACGACCATGACGCAGGCTGCCGTTATCGCAGCCGGCGGATCTCCTGCCGGCGGCGTCCTGCTGGTCGGGAAGACCAGCGTCGTCGGCGCCACGGATTGGAATAGCACCGACGCAGGAAACGTGTTCGGAATGGGCACGGGAGCGATCACGGCCGGCAGCCACGGGCTGGCAGTCGCGGTCACGAGGTAATAATTCAGCCAACCAACGAGAGGGGCGGCGGTATGCCGCCGCCCCCCAACATCAATCCGGAGGAAACATGCTTTACTGTACGCGATGCAACAAGGGCTACGACGACTACGGCGAGGGCGAATGCCCGCGATGCGGACGGACGCTGTACAGGCCCGCCGATGCTCCCGTGGAATCCGTTGAGCCAGCGGAAGGTCCGGCCGAGGAGCCCAAGCAGAAGAAGAACGGGAAGGCGAAATGAGCAGGGGCGCGGTTGCAGAAGTGCATCTCGACTCTGAGCCTTTGGTCCAGGGGACCGTCCAGGTCGGCGGAACGGCGACGTTCACGGACAGGCGGCAGGAGTTCCGGAGCTGCGGCGTCGATCCGGGCCTGAGCCTGTACTGCGAAAATGTCACGGATGGGTCTGCCGGAACGGTAACGGGGGCCGACGAGAACACCGTGACTTGCGCCCTGTCTGGAGGATCGGCAAACGTCTGGGCGGCCGGCGATGCCTACAAGATTTACAAAACGTCGACGAAGGATTCCGAGATCTCGAAGATCTGGATCGACAGGCGTGCCGGCAGGAAGGTCACCGGGAAGGATCGGCTGGAAAAGGGCATCCTCCCGGAAGATATCGATCTGGACGAGTACAGGGACAACATCTTCGGGCCGGGGCAGCCCGAGAGGAGTTAGCGCATGGGCAATACGGCTGGCGTTTATGGGGGCCTGCACCTGGATGTCCTGGAGCGGCTCGTACTGTGGGAGATGGGACAGGTCCAAGGCACAACCGTCAGTTACAGCGTCTATCCCAGATGGCTGATCCGTCAAAAGCTCAACGACAGGCAGAACACATTCGTCCAGGAGACGCATTGTCTGCGCCGGCTGGCTCTGATCCCGACAGTCCAAGGCCAACGCCTGTATCGTCTGCCGTCGAATTGCATCGACGACGGCGTGATCAATGTGAAGCTCTTCACGTCATCGACGGCATACGATGAGCTCGAGATTCGCGATGTCGATTGGCTGGATACTCACCGCGCCGGCTGGCTTACGGCCGAGGAGTCAACCCCAGAGCTGGCCTATCACGGCGGGTCGATGGGATCCATCCCTCTTCTCGGAATCTATCCGCCGCCCAACGCAACTGGCGTCGCCTATGCGACAGGCACGGATGTCGGGATCTCTGTCGGAACGGCCCTCGGAACGACGCAGCAATCGCTGTATGGGACAGCAACGGGAGGATCCGGCACGACGCTGGTCGATACGGGCACGACATTTACGAACTACGGGCTTGCGGCCGGAATGTGGGTCCGAAACATCACGGACGGCAGTTCGGGGATGATAACGGGCGTCGCAACGAATACGATCACATGCTCCGGAGGGTTCTCCGGAGGTTCCGCGAATGCGTTTTCGGCCGGCCACAGCTATGTGATCCTTGCCGGCGAATACGCCGTCAGAGTCGATCACGAGCGCGAGGTCTACATATACGGCAACCGTCACGGGGCCCTGGGCGATATCACCGTTCCGGAAAACACGCTGCTCGTCGAATATGTGCCGTTCCCGGTTCAGTTTCGATGGGACGAAACGGCGGCAGACGCAAGCCAGGGAAATGACTACACCTATCCAGAGATTCCGCGAAATTACCACAAAGCTCTGTATTGGGGAGTGGTTAGCGACCTGCTGAGGACATTCAACCAGGCA